GCACCTAAACCACCCGCGCCACAACCTCCGGCACCAGTTCCATCTGGTGAATGTTCGGGGGTTGAAGGAGGTGAGCCGTTTGGAACCGACCAGGAAGCATTCTACAGCATCTGCGAACCTGGAAGAACCACCCCGACCAAGATGCCATGTGCGGAGGGTACTCTCTGGGACACTTCGATCGGCGTATGCAATTGGCCAAAATAACTTCACATCAATTCTTCCATAAGCATCCGTTCGAGGTCGTCTCCATCGTCATCGTTTGTATGATCCATAGATGTATCTGTAATTTCAACGATTTCTTTCTCCATTTCTTCGAATATTTCCAAGATCCTATTTCTATACTTGCAAATTATATCGCCTGTATCTTTGCAAGGAGAGTCTTCCGCGAATACATTTCCATTGCGCATGCAATACGCACACGATTCCACGACGAAATCGCAAGGAGGGTGGTCGTGTGTTACTCCCGGGATAAACGGCGCGACCGTCATCCCACTCATTTTCTTCTTCTTGGCAATTTCATTTATTACACTCGTGGCAAATTCTGTGGCTGCGAGCTCTGCGAGATCTACGGCATTCATTTTTATTTATGTGTTGGTTACATGATTAACGGGTTTACATAGGGCCTGTTGTCAATATGGCATCGCTTCCGGTAACGAATGGGTGCTCTAGAATCTCATCGATCGTGATACGCGCGACCGGGCTCCGGTAGAGCATCATTTTCAACAGGTCCTTGAATGCATCAGAGCGGTCAAAGAGTTTTTCGATTTGGGGCATCATATCAAACCTTGAGATTTCATCAATAAAAACCATATCGCTTTTATTTGTAGGATTTGCGCCTCCCATTGATAGCGTGGCAAGATTGTACAACGTCATCCCAAAGGAGAAGATATCAATTGGTTTTCCAATGGAAAAAGGAGTCGTGTTCCTTTTCACATGGACCGCGGCGACTTCTGGGGGCATGTAGAAAACAGAACCCTTCAGTCCATCCAAGGTCATTGAGTTGTCGTGCTCGGCATTTCCGAAATCGCACAACACATAATCACCATTGTCGTCGATCAGGATGTTCTCCGGCTTGATGTCCCTGTGGACGAGGTCCAGGTCATGGACGTGCTTTATGGCATCCGCGATGTCAATCACTAGTTTCCTGAGCTCCTCATCGCTCATATCCCGCTTCTCCTCGACGACGTGCGTAAACAAATCTTTCTTCATAAACGGGAGAATCAGGTGGGTGGTCACAAGCGCCCGGCGGTCGTAATAAAACGCGATGGGCGAGATGATGTGAGGGTTGTTCATTTTCCTGAGGATGAAAAACTCCTTCTCCAGCGCGCTGTTCGTATAGCGCGAAGAAGAAATCTTCATCGCCACATATTCCTTGGTGTGTGTATCAATCGCTTTCCACACTTTGGCAAAAGAACCGGAACCAATCTTCATAATACTTGTGTATCTTGATTTATCATTTCTATCGCCCGCAGCGGGTTCCGCAGCATTGATGATTTCGTCAACGGTGAGTGTCATGGTCTCAGAACGCCGGAAGCAAGAGCCGAAGAAACAGGAAAACATAAATGTGTGTTTGTAAAGTGGGTTGGGAAATGCCCTGCGGAGTGTATATTTATAGCATGGGAATTACCAGGGTCAAATGACATTATGCGTTCCTCGTAAATTTAAAAAATATAGCCGTAGAGCAAGAATGGCAACCTGCAAACCCTGCAATCTTTCCGTGAAGAAACTCGACTCTCTTGTCATAGCTGGCGGGGGTGCAAAAAGTATGGCGGGTCTAGGGGCGATACACATCCTCCGGAAAAACGGTCATCTGAAGGAATTGAAGACTGTAGCGGGAACCTCTGCGGGGGCGATTGTGGCGACCGGTGTTGCTTTGAACAGAAACTGTGTGGAAATGTGCAAAGCATTTGCGAATGAAACATACGTACCGTCTATTGACATTGGTAATTTCTCTAACGCGTTCGGGATTGACACTGGTGCTCATCTGTACAGATGGATCGACATCGTGCTAGGCGACAGGTCTCACACGTTCAAGAGCATTTATGATGAAACTGGCATTACGCTGATAATTTGCGCGACGAATATGTCAACGTTGTCAGCAAAGTATTTCTCCCCTACAGAGACTCCAGATTTCGACGTGAAGACCGCGATTCGTATGAGTTGCAGCCTTCCGATCTTTTTCTCTGCGGTTCGCCACGAGGGAGAAGTCTACGTAGACGGTGCTTTGACGGACGCGTTTCCAATTGATTATGTAAATAATATGGAAACTACACATAACACGCTTGGTATTAGATACGATTCTGCGGAATATAGCACTCATAAGGACATAAACAGCATTGACAAGTTTTTCACGAGTCTCGTAGCGATATCTACCAGGGATAAGTATTCACCGGACTCGAACGTTCTATCAATAGACGTTGGAAAAATAACTGTGTTAGATTTCAAAAATCCTAAAGTATTGAAGAAAGCATTTAAAATCGGCGCATCTAGAATGTCGCAATTATTGAAGAAAATAGAATAATCAAAGATCGCCGAACATCATATCATCATCACCGGAATAACCATCCAGAAGAGGAACCGATGGGAGCTGATTGACGGTCTGTACTACAGGAGTTGTCATCGGTGCCATCTGACCTGACGTAAGGGCATCCACATTATTGAGTTGATTCATGATTCCGGAAGATGAGTTCCGGTTCGTGTCCCAGGCGCCGTATGGATCCATCGTTGCGTCCACCGCACTGGGTGCAAATGAAACGCTGTTTTGGGTTATTGGTGCTCCGGTCTTTTTTAGTATGCCTTTTGGCAAGTTAAGTTTTGCGACTATTTGCTTTTTCCTGTCCACGGGTGCCTTGTATTCTACGACAGTGGTTGCCTTGTCTGCGTTTACGAATTTGAGCACCATGAAACCTAGCGCAATGATTACAATGCCGACCAAAATCCTGATCGCAACATTTTCAAACATATTTATATGTAATTAAATATTATTTTTTTTAAAATTTAATACAAATCTTCCGAAATTGTGCACACGATGGCTACCTCTGGTTCAGAGTCGTCATATTCCCTCTCATACGGTTCGCGGTCTACATCGTACAGACACTCGTCGATGTCTTCGGTGATGCTCGCTTCCTCGGTAACGGGCACGTGCGTTTTCTTTCTCTCCATCAGCTCTGTATAAAATCCCAGCAGGATATTTTTGCGAGCTTCGAACCATAGACGGTCCCTTTCCACCACCACGATGTCTATGAACGGCTTCCCACCGTCGTTCATGAACCCCGGTTTATATTGAATGAAATAACAGAAATCCACGTTGCACACCTCCATCTGGACTTGAATTTGAGGGTAATAGTGATGAGGAACCTCCCCTGGGATAATCTTCCTCCTGAGCGGGCACTTGATCTCCACGCAATAGCCTCTTGCGGTGATCCCATCTGGTGACGCTGCCAACCAGGGGAAATCGTCGTGAACTATCAGACCGAACTCGAACATTCTTTCCCCGAGGATACTCATTGCGAGTTCCGCCGCCTCCGTTTCATACTTAATTCCGTGTTGTAATGGCATGCCTAGTACAGGTATCACATTCAGTTTTTTCATGAGAAGATCTTCTCTCGGACAACCGCGAAAACCATTGAACGGTTTTATACCAAGAGCAGAAGATGATTCCGACGCGGTCATAAGACTTTTTCTCACTTCATACCACTCGGGTGTGCGCTGGGCATACTGGGGTTTCTTGAATAAATCCACAACACGTGGGTGAAGTGTGGAGATATTTACGTCAGTGGGGATCGGGATAATTGACATTTTACAATTCTATATTAACGTTTGTATTAAGTAATTATGTTTGTTGATATGAAGACATCCTTGTATCGACAAATCGCTTTTTTGTTGTTTAAATAAATATTGGTGTATATTACGTATTACATGAAAACGACGATCAGATATACATACTGTGTAGAAAAACACATAGAGTGGGCAAAGAGCTGGGTAAAGTTTTATGCGCCGACAACGTCGGATGACATCATCAACAAGATATTTCTGTCTAAATATTTTGTGACGAAATATTCTACCGCCCCGTCGAGTAATAAAACTCAAGCGGAGATCATGAAAGAAGCGACCGAAGACCTCGCAGACTACTTGGAAAAGGTCGAGAAAAGGATCGGGGCCTTGAAGAACGCTGATAAACGGGCGAAAATCCTCAAAAAGGTAATGGAAGAGATGCCGAATGCACAGGACCTGTTCGACATACTGATGTCATACAGGATCTACAAAACCGAAGAGAGAACTCGTATCAGACGCCCTACGAACGTCGTATTGTCCGTGGCAAAAATTCAAGAAAATAATGATAAGAATAAGTAAATGAATTCCATCGTTTCTTTCCCAGGGAAAATTGCAAACATAGGGGCGGAGATTGATTATCATGGTAACGCAGTCACTCAAGAGATCCGCGTGATGCATGGTATAATAGACAGCCATGGAAAGGGAATCGAGACAGAAATGCAACTCATGCGCGAGTCTTTTGAGAACGAAATGAGAAATATGCAAAAGAAGACCAAGCAAATTTGCATCACCGTGCTCGCAGTTAATGTCCTCTCTAGAGTTTTCCTGCGGTAAAGTCGAGAAGATCTTCTCCGAATATATCTGCAATATCTGATTTTTCTATTATCTGTTTGCTTGCGGATATCCTGGGATTCCTCTTTTTCTCCTGTTTTCTGATCACGAAAAACGCAATCATCATAGCCATCAACAATAACAAGAACTTCCACATATACTTAGAATCAATATTTTTTTAAAGCAACATGTGACGTGGCATGTATGGGTCAAATGACACGCCCTGGGTCAAATGACATTCTCCGAATATCTATATAAGACAACCCATGCCCCACCAAATGTATAATTAATTACAATGTCTTCGCCTACCTACTACAACGAGTACGACTCTGAGTCCGAGCAGTATGGCGAGATTGAGCACGAATCATACGAGGAATACGAGCCCTATATGACTTATGACGAAGAGATGGCGGCATTCGAGGATTCTGATAATATCTTTGAGGACGATTACACGGACGATGCTTATGTTATTAATTCCGAGTATTAATTCTTATGCGTTTATTTCTGAAATAAAAATAAGTATGTAAATATATACGAGATGCAATTCGTCGAGCAAATCCAGGAGTTTATCAGCTCAGTACCCAAGCCAGTGATCTTCGCAGTGGTTCTCCTCGTCCTGGTCGGCGGGTTTTTCCTCTGGAAGAAGATGTCATCTAAGGACAGTGAGACCGAGGTAGAAAAAGGTGCCCTAGCTTCCAGTGTCTACGCCCAGAACGTAGCAAATGATCTTGATGCCGAACGCGAGCCGATGCTGTCCGCTTCCGCTACTTCTTTCGTGAAGGAAGTGCAGACAGGTCTGCAAGATTTGGAGACGGCTGCTAAGGACGTTGTTGGCGCCTCCGCTCCAGATGAGGATGACGACAGCGACTTCGATGAGTTTGAGTGATTTATTAAGCATTTTACAAATTAGTTTCGAATTATATTCACATAACTTTCGAGATTACACTATGTAACTGAATTTACTTTCACATGACGATATAGGACAACTACAACACGCACAACTAGTCTTACACAGGTCGTAAAAGTTATCCCCAGGTGGTAAGCACTCGACAACTTCGTAGTTATATATCACGGGGGCCTCATCGTGCTCGAACCATATGTCCGTAGCATCGTCGTAATACCTATTATGCGCATGATAATAATTCTTCATGATGAATGGTACGACATCCTCTGCATTTTCTCTTTCTTGCGCACACTGCTTACAGCACGAACCATGTTCCTCGTGATGATGATGTTCGTCCTTTTGGCACATATCGCAACATTGGGTCATTATCTGAAATAAGTCATCCGTTGAAAAATCATCAGAGCACGGAAACGTTTTCAGCATAGTGCAAAAAACATTCCATTTGTATTGGTCAACGACTTCCCCTGTCTGTAGAGTTTCTACTGCATTTCTACGCAGTTCTTTTAGGAACGACATTTTTATTACAAATACGATATCGTATAAATTGTTTGACCCGGTGATATGATGACACAATCATATTGACGCCCATATGTATAAAAGAAAAATTGTCTTATGTAAATTTACAAAAAATGGGATATATCTACATGCTCACATCGCCGAATGGAAAAATCTACATCGGTCAGACTATTCGCCCTATAGAAAAGCGTTTCAAACAACATCGGAAAAAAAGTAGTGGCTGTGTAGCGATTTATAACGCCATCCAATATCATGGGTGGGACAACTTCGAAAAAGATTGGTACGAGTGCCCCGACGAAGACCTTAACTTTGACGAGGAACTTCTGGTGCGGGAGATGAGAACGCTAGCACCATATGGGTACAATCTCAGAGAAGGCGGTGGTAATCGTGGCAAGTTAAGCGAGGATTCCAAAAAGAAGATAAGCGAAGCAAACAAAGGGAAAACACATACAGAAGAAACAAAGAGAAAATGGAGTGAAATGCGTAAAGGCGAAAATAACTCGATGTATGGTAAAAATCACACTGAGGAAACAAGGAAAAAAATAGGTGAGATAAACCTTGGGAAAACACATACAGAAGAAACTAAGAAAAAGTGGAGTGAAATACGCACAGGCAAAACTCATACAGAAGAAACAAAGCAAAAAATGCGTGAAACACAAAAGGGTGAAAAACACCCGATGTATGGGAAAAGTCATACAGAAGAAACAAAGCAAAAAATGAGTGAAGCAAAACTTGGAAAGACATTTACAGAGGAAACAAGACAAAAACTAAGCAAAGCAAACCTTGGCAAGATATTGACAGAAGAAACAAAACAAAAAATGAGCGAAGCAAAACTCGGTGAAAATAACTCTCAATCTAAAAAATTGTTTCAATACTCCCTGATTGGCGAATTCATACAATCTTTTGCTTCGGGTGGAGAAGCAGCACGAGCTCTCGGCAAGAGCGGTGGGTCGATTATAAGTGAATGTGCCAATCGTAAACGAAAAACCGCGTATGGTTTCAAATGGTCTTTTGAATTACATTAATCTTCATCAACAAACATACATTCCATTTTTTCTTCTATCTTCGGTTCGGGTTCCTTTGATCCCTGAATTGTAAAACCAATGCGCCTGTAAAAAGTTTTCCTTTTAGCAATCTGACTGATGAAGAGTGAATACTGGTCTACTACATCTACAATTATCGGGTCATTTCCACTGCCACCGCGTAGGATGCGCCCGCACGCTTGGATGACGTCACTCGACGGTGTCGCGAGCACAAGCCCTGAAAGCCGCGGATTATCGTAACCTTCAGAAGCCAGGTGGTACGTCGCACAAATCACCTGGGCATCTGGCTCCGTCTTATCACCGCCAAGATAAGTCGCAGCTTGGATTCCAAGGGACAGTAGGATGTCCTTTATTTCTATGGCATGCTGGCGCCGGTGGCTTAGGACCAACACATAGCGCCCGGTTTCCGCGATTTTCTTTGTTTCTTCCGCGATAAAAAGAGTCCTGTCGCGAATTTCGCAGATCTTTGTTATGAGCGACGTGTAGCAAATATCCCCCCGTTTGTTGACAGGAGGGGGCTTCTTGTATTCCGCGTGAGTGAATGGAACTATCTTAACAAACACGTTTTTCTGCAATGCCCTTCGAACTTCAAACGCAGTGGGACCCATAAACCAATGGAGAAGACGTGTAAGTCCGTCTTTCCTCGTTGGCGTAGCAGACAGCCCGATCACGTATTTGAAAGAAATACCAAACATTGTCTGAGAAAAACTTTCTGCCGCAATATGATGACTTTCATCCACAATCAGACACCCAATCCCATCGAAATCGGTGTACTTTCTAACCATCAGTGTTTGGATCGATGCGATAATAAAATCACCTGATATATCACAAGAATCGCCCCGGACCTTAGAAATTTTCGCGTCTGGAACGAATCGTTTGATGGTTTCTTCGAATTGTTCTTCGAGGAACTTCTTGTGGACGAGGATCATCGTTTTTACCTTAAGTTTACATGCCGTGTAAACTGAGCAGACCGTCTTCCCGAAACCCGTGTCAAGTGACAGAATTCCTCCGCCTATGCTGAGGAGTTGTTTGAGAAGCGCATCAGTGGCCTCTATTTGCTTCAGTTCCTTGCGAAGTGATCCAGTGAACTTTACGGTTGCGTTCATGGATTGTATGTTACCATATTCGTGTGTCACCGGTAGATGTTTCAGGTTCTCTAGGGCCCAAAACTTTGGGACAACCACATGAGTGTCGTTTCGCCGAAAGACTTTAAATTTCTTTGGAAAGTCGTCGTTAAGGGTGACAGGAGCGACAAAGAGCTCGCGATTCACAAGCTTCTTTTCTTTATCAGAAAGATCGCTAATTTTAATTGTAGCCCCCTGGCGAGATAGCAACATTTTAACTTATACTCATATCGCGAGTATAAGTTAATCGTTTTGTCAATATACTAAACCCTTGGAATGTACACCCTATTACCCTCTCGAATCACGTTTCTCCAGAACAATCGTCTGTATCTATTCGCATACATAAACCTCTTCTTGGAAATGGTTGGTGGAATTATAGTGCCGGTGAACTTATCATAAAATTCGTCGAACGTCATCGTTTCAAACACCTTCACGGTTCTGTTCCGAAGTCCGAAACAGAAGCAGAACATTTCATACTCATACAAGCGATAATAATGATAAGCTATTACTTACCAGTTCCCGGAAACTTTTCCCTCGTTTTCCCACCCTTCCCAGAGATCGCTATTTTCGACCCGCCTGTGAGGGCGAATATTGTACAAGTTCTGTAGTTTCTCATGAGGAACATGCCTCCAAGGGAAAAACTGCGCCTTTTTGCGCTGCGTGGTTCCCTCCCTGGGCGGCGATACATAGTAAATCGCGAGACTCTTCCTGAATTTGTCAGTAGTCGTAGGAGTAGGGAGCCCGTGGATCGAATCGTCCGTAGTTCTGAACAGCACCGCAGTGTTGAACATGGGAGAAACCTTTTTTATCACGTCATCTGACGCGTGAATATCTGTGGTGAGAATAAGGTCACCGCCACACTCTTTGTTCCAATCCTCTGTCAGGAATACAAGAAGGTTAAGACGCCTCTCCGTTCCTGTTACCGGGTGGACGGAGTAGTCGAGGTGCATGTCGAGTTTACCCCCCGGTGGGTACGCATGAATTCCGGCCCCGTGAAGATGAGGGTCGGCCATCAGGTCTTGCACCCCAGAAATCCTCGACATCATCTTTACGAATTGAGGAGACTGTAAAATATCGAACACCCCGGTTGTACGTTCGCCTAGATTTATATTTTTGGCAAACTTTCGCTCGAGTGGGTTCTTGTACTCGTGCCAATCTTTTTCACCGGGTGTCCCAAACTCCGAAGCAATATCACGCGCGCATTGTTCGCTAAAGAAGTTTTCGATGACGACGTGTGGGAACGGGGAAGCGGAAGAGAACTTCTCGGAAATGACGTCTATGTTTTCGATCCAATCTCCGAACATGATTGTTATGTGTATAACAAAAGTTGTTAAATTAATTAATTTAAATGATTTTAAATATGCGTGTGTAAAATTATGATCATTCTCGAAGAAGAAACTGGGATAATTTATAAGATATTGTTCCCGAATGGTAAGGTATACATTGGCCAGACGAAGAGAACTATCTATGCGAGAATGAGGGAGCATCGTCGTGATGACTCTGGCTGCGTGAAATTGAAGAATGCGCTTCAAAAATATCCTCCTGAAGAAGTGTACGCTTCGGTGCTCAAACGAGACATCCCCGTTAAATATCTCGATTGGTGGGAAAATTTTTACATTTTGGAATACGATTCTATCAAGACCGGATACAATATCAAGTTTAACGATTCGCCCGCTATTCCATTAGATGCCGAAGTTCCTGAGGTCACCGTTAAACACCATGAACCAAAGGTCAACATTTTTGCGCATTTTGCGTGTAAATCATACGTCCCACCTAAAAAGAAGATTGAGTGCCTGTTACCCAAGGAACATAAAAAGGAGGAAATACCCTGGTACATGAAGCATCTCACACACCATACCAACGCATGACATCGCTTGTTTCATGTTCAGGCTCTTTGTGATTTTTCACTGCGGATACCAGGGCGACGATCGCAACTACGAAGAAAAATATCAACAGACCAATCATTATTACGCCGAAATTGTTAATGAGACCAAGAGTCAGAAGTGTGATAAATCCCGCGATACCAATGAAGGACATAAGACATGCTAGTATAAATTGAGCTTTCATTTTTACATTACTGGTTGGGTGTCTTGTTAAATACATTGGTTTGACGATATCACGAAAAATAATTATAGTAAACATACCCCCCCACCGTGATATATACGAGACCCACAGATACCACAAGTGTCATTACGAAAATCAACAGACTGCGCGCAAATCCTCCTGGCGTGATCATGGTCAGTGGCATTCCGCAGTGCATCTTTAATTTAATTAGAATACAATAAGAAACGCCCTGCTTAATACATCAATGTGTCGATATGTTCGCAAAAAGCGCATAATTGTTATCGGTACGTATATAAATGCTTCGCGCGTTGGATCTTTTTAGTGGAATCGGAGGAATCACACATGGTCTGCGTGGCATAGTAACACCAATTGCATATGTTGAAAAAAATACAGACGCACGAGGGTTCTTGGAACAAAAGCATCCGGAGATTCCAGTGTTTGACGACGTGTGTACATTTGATGCAACCGAGTGGAAGGGAAAAGTAGACATAATCACTGGCGGTTGGCCATGCACGGGTTTCTCCGTGGCGGGGAAGGGTACTGGGTTTGATCACGAAGCATCGGGGTTGTTTACAGAAGTTGTAAGAATTGCGAAGGAGTGTGAACCCAAGTATTTATTCCTCGAGAATTCACACGTTCTATCCACACCAGAAAACATCCGAGTGGTTGTTGATGCATTCGACGAACTCGAGTACGATTGCAGATGGGTGACTTGCCAGGCGACGTGCGTCGGAGCTCTTCACCAGCGCAGGAGATGGTTTTGTTTGTTGAACAAGCGATGTGTCGATACGAAGATTTGTATTCCCGACGTCAACAAGTTCGATTGGACGGTGAACGAGCCAGACAGACAAGTAGAAAAGTATTCGGTAGAAAACAGAAATTTACTCGGTTTCCTTGGCAATGCGGTCGTTCCTGACCAAGTTAGGTATGCGTTTTCTACGCTTGTAAATTTGTCTACTTTAAAAACAAAAACCAACGAAAAAAACGGGTTCTCCGTCAATTGCAAGATTACAACGTTTAAATTGAAACACCAGAAAACTCCTC